AATAAAAGCATCGACATTTTCTTCCCTGGAAATTTTTTCTTGCCAATCTTTATTTATCGACAAATAGTAGACTGCCCACTCTAATGCAAATGCAGTTGTTTCATATCCAACCAATAGCATCGTGATCGCTTCGTCGTACAAACCTTCAAGATCTATTTTTTTATTATTATAGGAGTTAATTATAATATCTAGAAAATCATTTTTTATTTCTTTAGACTCTAGCCTTTTATCAACTATGTTCTTAGAAAATTCTCTTAACCATTCTTTTGAATCAAAGAGTTCATCATCAAATATGTTGTTGGCAATTTTGTATGATGCCAGAGATACGTGACCTCTCGCTTCTGGAAAATACTCATCCATGCTTTCTGAAAAAAATATTTCTAGGATGCTTTTAAAAACGAAAAACCCCATTTCCTTTCTAACATCAACTTCGTCATGCCAGTTAGAAAGCAAAGAGTCTATAATTGCAGATATTTTGTTTTCGTATTCTGCCATATGATTGTTATGGAATGTTGGTGCTATCTCTTTCTTGTTATTCATATGCTTTGGTTCTTCGCTAGTTATAAGTCCTTCTCCCAGGACATAGTTTAGCCTTTTCATACCCCCGCTTTTTTCAAAACTACTGTATTTATTCAATATGACGTCTTCTACTGCTTTGTTAGTAAATGCAAACAATACCTTTTCTGAATTTACATTAATTGAAGGATTTCCTTTTGTTGCTTTTTTTAAAAGCATAAAGATTGAAGGAATATCTGGAGATGACATAATATTAGTATACACTATGGATCTGAAAAATTGTAAAAACCAAATAGCCTAAAATCTGAATATTTTGTCCAGATGTATGATACATAACATACAAAAAATAAACACAAAAAAATAGTGCGCCCATAACGAACACACTATCGATCTTGAGCACACATACTACATTTTGGGTGCGCTACCTTGTATCCATCCACTATGTATGCCTACTAGTGGAGCATCTATACACACGGCTTGGCCAATGTGTAGTGTGGCCTTATATAATTCTATAAACTCTAGCAGGTGTGCCTTAGTATCAAAATTCATTTGCTTAGTAGCACCCGATGTGCTTGTTAATGTGACTATCATCTAGTTACCCCCTAATATAAAGCATAGCGCTATTGCTATGCCGACTCCAATGAATGCTCCGATTGGAGCGTAATCAGCGTTTTCATCTAGCCAATCAATTGCGTATGTAAAAGGATTCATATTTATTTAACTCCCATAACTATTGACATATAGCGTTTAGCAATTCTAACTGCTTGAGGATTTAGTGTAGAATTGAATCTACCTTGTGAGAAATCGCTAGGATATTTGTTAGCGATACGCTGTGCTATGCGAATAGGCATAACTGGCGCTGAATGGTTGATAGATAGCGCAGAAGGACCAAACTCTTCTGCTATTTCGTTATATATAGTGTTCATATTTGATGAACCTTTCGTTTATTCGATAACCTTGTGTTATCTTTTTCCTTGACCTAGGTTATTTGCTTATCTTATTTGATAAGGCTCACTAGGATTTTCTACTGGCAGGGATTTCGCCTATTTACTTTTTCTACCCTTATTTAATTTTTCTTATACTAGAAGTATAGCACAAAAATCTCAAAAAGTCAAGTTTAGACACGGACAAATCGGACATTTCTCGTGTGATATGCGTCACATTGATCGCACGTGCCATTTGTCAAGTCGACACACCGCTATTGGTAGAATTGTTATGTTATTGTTATAATTCCCCCGAAAAATGTGACCTACATCATATGTGACCTACCTCACAATGTCCGATTTATTCCATTTATACCCCTCAAAATGTCAGACCCCCCTGCTATACTTACAGTATCAAGAAAAAATGAGGTAAAGAAATCCTCTAAAGAAAGGTGGTCTAAAATGACTACACTAACAATAACAAAATGCTCAGAGTTTTCAGAGCATAATCCAATGAAATCTGCTATCTCAGAAATTGGAGATGAGCAATTTACTTTCTGCCAAGATTGCGAGCAGAACATAGAGCGTTGGTATGATGATACCGACCCTGAGCGTCTGCCTATGTGGACAAGATGGAAGGTGTCTAAATGAGTATTTGGACTAAATTCGCTACTGTAAGCGATTACCCTAAAGGGCTAATGAATTTATGCCCTTGCGGTCAAGTGGTATTAGCACCCGCTATGTATCACGAAGGTTTCCCTTGGTGGGAAAACCCTAACAAATGTAAAGAACTATTCGAAGGAGAAAATAAATGAGCACTATGCTACGCCTTGATTCCGTATGTGGAAAGACACATACATTTGTTGATGTCTATGACATAAACCTCAACCCTCACGGCTCTATCTGTTGCGATAACTGTGAGTCAATTTTAATGTGCCGTAAGGCTTGGGATTTTCTATACAAAGGAGTCAAATAAATGACTAAATACAATGTGCTAATTTCGTATGTATGCGAAGCCGATAGCGAATTAGAAGCGGTATTCGCTCTAAACAAAACACTTCGCCCACTAAGCGAAAACGAATTAGAAAAATTTAATGCTTTTTCAGTAGAGGTGGTTTCAGAATGAAAACACTTCAAGAAAAATTAGATGAAAGCGCATTAGCGTTAGAGCCAATACTTTGGGAATTACTAAATGAAATTGAGGAAAAATAAATGAGTAACTTTTTTATTAGCGGTAACGCATTGTTTTGGTTTTCTTTTATTTGTTTATTTGCTGGATCTTATTTATTCGTGAAAGGCGAATAAATTTGCACGTGCCGTTTATCCACAGGCTGTGTATAACTTATGTGATACGAAACACATAAAAACTTTCCCGAATTACGGCGTGTCGATTTGACTTTTGAGGTTTTCTCTGCTATACTTCTAGGTATAGAAAAAAATAAATAAGGACAGATAAGGCAATGAGCCTAGCAAATAAATGTGACGAGTATCACAGTGAGCCTAGCAAATAAATGCCCCTAAATGTCAGTGCCCAATGGTAAGATAGTCTTATCAACAAAACGAAAGGAAGTCTAAAAATGACTTACACTATAACACTAGAAACCTTCAATGGTTCAACAAAAAAAATCGCTCTGCCTTCTCGTGGTGCGGTTGCTCAATTCCTCTCAACTTACCCAACACAATTACCTGTTGGCGTATCTGTCAAGGTTGCTTGCGACGCTTTAGGCGTTAGCGGAACACTAAGAGGAAAGGCGGTTCTATAAATGATAAACTCCGTAATGTCTTTCGCTTGTGATGAGTGTAATGGTTATGGTTATCTATTTTTCGGAGATAACGAAAACTATGACACCGAGGCTTGCGATTGCCAACTAACTCCAAATTTTACCAACTACAAAATAAACTAAAGAATAGGAAATAAAATAAATGACTAAAGTAGAACACTCCCTAAAATTCGTAACCGAATTTGACGAAACTCACCCAATTGCTAAGCAAGCCTTATCGATACCTCACTCAGATTTGGTAGCAATGCTTGAAGCAATGCTAAAAGATTTGCTAGTGCCTGCACTAAAAGAAACACTTGACGAGATAAATGCTCGTGGGTCCTACGCAATTCTAAAGGTGGCCGAATAATGACTCAATGCAAAGTAATAAATTGCGAATCTACCGAATTGGTTTATTCTGGAATTGACGCTCTAATGCTTGGTGGTATTCCTACCGAAAGTTATTGCTATAAATGCGCTAATGCGTATAATCAAATCTCAAACTATGTAGAAAAATTGGTGGCACTATAATGATGACTCGTAAAGACTATGTAGCAACTGCTGAAATTCTAAAAAGTTATTCAGATTTAATTGACCAATTTACTTTTGAAGATTTAATCTATGATTTTTCAGATATGTTTTTATCAGATAACCCAAGATTTAACCCACTCACTTTTAAAATTGCGTGTGGCGTAGATATGGAGATGGCTAAATGATTTTAGATAATGGAACACTAATCGCAATTGTAATTGCATTGGCTGGATCGCTTTCAATAATGATTGCTTTTTGGCAACGCAATGTTAAATTAGAAAAAGAAATTCGCAGACTTCAAGTTGTTTTGCGAACTGAACGACTTCTAAAATAAAATAAATTCCTGAGCAAGAATAAAAACTGCTCAAATTTTGGACGTGGCAAAAAGTTATCCACAGGCTTATCCACAGGTGTTTAAGAAGTTGTGTACGACACGCCCGAAATTTTGTGAGATTAATCACACGGCTTGAGCGTCTCACTATTTGGATTTACTGGCTAGTAAGTTGATATTTTTAGTTTAATCATATAGACTTACATAGTAAGAAAAAATAAATAAAAGAAAGTCTATCCAATACGGCGAGCCTAACTAAAAATGTCAGTGGGCTATGGTAGGATAGAATTATCAACAAAAAGAAAGAGGTCTGCCAATGGCTACCAAACTATACACAATAGAAAGCCTACTTGTAGGGAAAAACTATCGCTCACGCAACCGCCACTTTGAGGGCGAAATTGTATCGGCTCAAAAGCGAGAAGGAATTTGGTATGGAGAAAATACCGAAGCCTATCTAATTGAGGTCAATGCTAAAGGCTTGCGAAATAAATTTGCGACTATCGCAGTAAAGGTTGGTGAGTAATGATGGCTAGTGTTATTGACCAAAACGAATTCTATTGGATTTGGGATTTATCTTTCGTGTGTTGTGATGAAGTCCAATTCCGTTATCAGTGTAAAAACCATAGCGAACTTATGGGTTGCTATTTTTGCGAATTTGATTACTCAAAAGATTGTGAGTGTGAAAACTAATGGGATACATAGAGATTTTTAGAATTGACAACGAAGGCGCAGGTTGGATAGACTTGTCGCAAGCAAACTCAGATGAGTTATTTAATTTGGAAGTCGGCTTACTAAACGAAGGCGCACTATTTACTACTAAGGAGAATGACTAATGGAATATAACTACTCACTTACTACCTCATATGACGGAGAACTTGTATCTACCCTGCGAAGCGCAGATATGATAGAGGTTGTAGATGCTTGGCATAAGTGTAAAGATTTTGGAGATGCTAAAGAATACGCAACCTACAATATCACCGACCCTTGGGGTAAAATGGTTACTAAAACTTTTTATCGTGATGGAAGGGTAACAGGTAAGTAATGCCACTATACGAATTTACTACTTTCATAACTATCGAGGCTGATTCTTATGACGACGCTATCCGTTGGTTCGATTGGAAAACCGAAGATTTAGAAACCTATGTCGCAGAAATTGAGGAGAAAATATAATGGGAAGCATAACCGCACTAGGAATACAGGATACAGTATTGGATTTGGAAACTCAGATTCTTTATCACCTCAAGGGTAATCACTATCCACCCGTCCCCGCAGAAATGGTAAAACCTTGTATCGAGGCTATTGACGCATACTATGACGAGGACTATGAACGAATGATTGCTATGCCAATGGTTGGCGACTTTCAGATTCTCTATAAGGGAATGACTCACGCACCTGCGAGGGCTATCATAAGCCAACACCACTTGGAATTTTGGCTACCTGATTGGGAGGAATAGAATGTCTGATACAATGGAAACTATGGAACTGATCCACGCAGATAATTTAGAACCCGCTCAATTAATGATTGGCGATTTAATTAAAATTGAAAACGATATTGTTGAAGTAATTTTTATTGAATGCGACTCAACGGGAGATAACTACGACATACAAACCGAAAATGAATTTGGTGAAACAGAATTTACACAGTATAGTTATACTGATTTAATTCCGTTGTATGTTTTTATTCAAGAAGAAGAATAATAAAATGCTTTTTGTGTGCTTCCCCGCACAAAAATGCACGTGGCGCCCTTTGTGAGATTTATCACATTTTAAGATTTGACATTTTTTGCCCCTGTATGCTAAGATTAAGTATGAAAAAAAACTCAGAGGAATTACGCAGACTTATGGAACTTCGCCGTTCTAATGCTGCCTCTGCGGTGCCTAATAAAAAGAAATACAACCGTAAAAAATGTCAGTCCGAACTGCTACAATTAAAAAAACAACAAAAAGGAGAATAGCCCCTATGGGAAATATCGCTGATGAATTCTATGATGAATACTACGCAACCACCTGCCCTTCTTGCCGTGAAAATGCGGTTGATGAATATGAAGAAAAGTGCACTCATTGCTTACTAGAAGAAATGTCCGCTCACTATAACGAAGACATTGCTCTAGAAATGAGTCTAGGTCTTGACTACTAATACACTTAAACTAAAACGCTCTAATGATAGAAAGGTGGCTAACCTTGTCACAAAAAATGGAAAGCAAGCCGCAATCGCTAACACTTTCGGTCTACCTGCTGGAAAGGCTTACTCGTGCCCTGGTGCCACTAGTGTATGTGAAAGCGTATGCTACGCAGGAAAACTTGAAAAGATCTTCCCCTCAGTAAAAGTTAACCTGCTACACAATTGGGATCTGCTTAAAGACGCAGACTATTTAACTATGCTTAATTTAATTAGTGAAATGATTTCTGATTTCAAGGCAGACTGTATCAAGAAAGACGCCCCTATGCTATTCCGCATTCACTGGGACGGTGACTTTTTTAATGATACTTATACCACTGCCTGGTCCGATGTAATCAAACTTAATCCTGATATTCAATTTTGGGTATACACTCGTGTTAAGTCTGCTGCTCTCATCCTAAAAGATATTGACAACTTGTCTCTTTACTTTAGCACTGATAGTGAGAATGTAAAAATTGGTGTTGACTTAAAAATTAACGAAGGTGTTCGTCTTGCTTATCTTGCTAAGAACTTTGCTATTGGCCAGGCAGATATGAAAGAAATGATCGGACGACCTGCTGCTAAGTGTCCTGAGAATAATAAACAAATTCCGCTTATCTCTACTAAAGGTAGCGCTTGCGTTTCTTGCTCACTTTGTGTATACTCTAAGAGTGACATAATTTTTTCTGCGACGAAGAAATGAGATAAATGAGTACCCTGCAAATAATATTTTTATTTTGGTGCATAATGCTTTTATTTTTTCACCAATAAAAATTGCAGGGCCCGACGTCGGCAAAACTTGATTTGTCAAGTTGCGACACGCCTTTAAGATGTGTTTAAGAACACACCCCAGAACCCCCCCAGAATTGGCATTTCTGACATTTTTCTGCTAGAATTATACTATAAGCAATTCCCCCCACAGAGAAAGGCAAGACCCAAATGACACTTCACGGATACACTTACCAAATTGGTGATTTATTCACAACAAGCAAGACAGGCGTTACAGGTCGTATCGCAGGTTTTGAGTCAATGTCTAATAAGGTTACTAGAGTTTCCTTAGTCTTAGCAAATGGCTCACGCCGTTTGGCTATGGTCAAGACCTCTAAGTAATCTCACAATGTGAGAAATGTTGGAAATGGATTTGACATTTCTTTCCCCAAAATGTTATACTTAGGTATAACCAAATAACAACCCCTAAACAGAAAAGAGAAACAAAATGGCAGTAGCAACAGCAACATACAAAGTCGGCGACACTTTCACAACACAGAAGTCAAAGGTAAGTGGTATCATCACAGAAATCACACCACAGGCTAATGGAAATGTTCGTGTAAAGTTAGATGTAAATGGCGCAAGTCGTTATACAACTTGGACGGCAAAGTAAGTTTAGCAATAACGCTAAAAAACTATCCTGAGCAAGATACAAAAAGGCTCACACACCCCCAACTAATACCCCACAAAAGAAAAGAGAAAACAAATGGCTAGAGGAAAAGCAATCTCAGTAAAAATCCCTACTCAGCGAGTAATCGCAGGACTAGAGGCATCACTAGCAAAACTAGAGATGGACTACGCAACACAAGGAGAAAACGAACGCAAGCACACAGTTGCTTATGAGGCTTGGAAAAAGCAAATTGGTGAGTGGGCTATTGCCAACTTCTCAAAGGCTGAAAACCTACGCACTAACTATCGTTCTTGGAACAATAACCTCAATGTTGATTTTGACATTGTAGTAAAAGAGGGAGAGTTTCCAGCAGAACCTGAAAAGGATTTTGAGGTAATTCACACTCACAACTATCGTGAAATGAAAGATGAAATGACTAACGCAATCCGTATCCTAAAGATGACGGACGAGGAAGTTGTAAATACTTCCACATACAATGCGGTTGCTCGTTATCTATAATTAGATAATAAACGACCTGAGTATGTCGCTAAACTGCTCACTATAATTAAATAATTGGGAGTGGGTTTCAAACTAACCTAGGTGCCTACTCCCTTTATAGTTGAGGCAAGGGGCTCAGAGCCTCTCTCAATTCGCCAGGCTGATTAGGGCGATCATAGAAATACTATAGAGCCACCTTATTGGGCAGGTGTGAGAACCCATACGAAACAGATCCAGTTTGAGAGTGTTCTCGGATAATGTCGTAAGTAAGAACTCTACCCTTCGGGGCCCTTGACAATTGTCAGTGGCCAGTAGTATAATTAAATTAAACCAACAACAGAAAGAGGCCCCTTATGGACCAGCAAGATATATCAACACTAGCAAGCACAGTCAATGCAACAGAAGAGTTTCTTCGTGATTCACTGGCCAAGGCAACATTGCGTGTAACTCAATTAGAGGAGCACATTCAGAAAGTAACTCAGCGCTCATATTCAGATTCTGCAGACCGTAACCGTATGGTTGAAGGAATGCAAGAGTGGACGCTTAATGAGTTAGAGAATGAAGACATCACAGAAGAGCAAGCAGAAGCAATTGCAGAAATTATGGGCTTTGAATTAGCAAAAGAATTCGAAGTCGAAGTTACTGTTATGTATTCTGTAACTGTTAATGCTCGCACTGAAGAGGCTGCACAGGATGCAATTCACGATATTGATTTTGATTCTGTTCAATACAATTCAGATTCAATTGGATATCTATCGTCTTCAATTGATAGAATAGAAATTTAGTAGGGGGCTACTAATAAAAACCTGAGCAAGTTTTAAAACTGCTCTCTTTTTTATAAAATTTTGCACGTGGGGTTTATCCACAGGTTATCCACATGGTCAAGATCACATTGTGAATTACGACACAGTTACGAAATGTCCCATTTATCCCCTGATTGCTTATACGATTTGACTTTTGTCAGTGGGTGGGTGTATGATTAGATTATCAACAACAGAAAGAAGGAAATCGTGGCTCACGACTTAGAAACACAAAATGGCAAAACCTCATTCGCCTCATTCAGAGAACCTGCTTGGCACGGATTGGGAACAGTCTTTACAGAAGAAAAAACAACGGCAGAAATGCTACAAGCAGCAAATCTAAATGGGTGGAATGTTCGCCTAGAAGATTTGGAAACCCCTACACATCTCACAAGCGATAAGGCATATCAATATGTCCTACGCACTAACCCAACAGATAACTCTCAGACAGATGTTCTTGGAATTGTTGGTGAGCGTTATCACCCACTACAAAATGAAGATTTATTTTCATTCGGTGATAATATCCTAGACGGCGGTGGTCGTTGGGAAACCGCTGGTTCAATCAAGGGTGGTCGTGTCGTGTTCGGTGCTTTAGCACTAGAGCGTGAAACAATTCTTGACCCTAATGGTGTAAGCGATAAGGTAAAAACTTATTTGCTCATCAACACATCTCACGATGGTTCTATCGCTATTCAAGCAAGTATCACACCCGTTCGTGTTGTGTGCGCTAACACTCTCAACCTTGCTCTTGGTGGCGTAGGTCGTAAGAAGAATAAGGGAATCAAGCAATCTTTCAAGATTCGCCACACACAGACCGCTAACGGCAAGGTTCAGATTGCTCGTGAAACTCTTGGTCTTGCTAATGCTTATATGGACGAGTTTGATATTATGGCTAAGGCTATGATTGAAAAAGAAGTTAGTGCGATTGATTTCAACAAAATCATTCTTGCTGCTTATCCTAAGCCAGAAAAAGACGCTAAGGGTTCAAGCAAGAAGTGGGAAAATAAAGTTGATGTCATCAACGATATTTACACTGGTGAATTCAATGGTATGATTGCTGGAAATGCGTGGGGTGCGTTCAATGCGCTAACCGAACGCCTTGACTGGTATCGTTCTGCTCGTGGTGGTTCTAACGAATCCATTCTAGCAAGCGCAAGTGGTTTTGACCCTGCTATCAACGCAGAAAAAAATCGTTTGCTAAAAGTAGTTCAGAATGTTATGTCTTTAGCATAACAAAAAAATTCCTGAGCAAGAATAAAAACTGCTCTCCATAATTGGAGCGTTAGCATAGTTGGTTAATGCGCTACCCTGTCACGGTAGAGATCACGGGTTCAAGTCCCGTACGCTTCGCAAATAAATATTTAATAAATAAAATTTCGCACGTGCTGCAAATCAGACATATCGGACATAAAAATGTCAAATTAAAAAATCTTTACGAAGACTATAAAAGATCCCCCAAAATATCAAACCAAAAAATCTTTACGATAGAGTTGACATTTTCCCTAGATTATGCGATAATTAGTATATGACCAAACAAGTGGCAATATATGAAATGAACTACTCCGTCTCTCCTGGTGGCGTTGACTGCTGGGAAGCAACTATTCAAGGTTATGGGGAGAGCACTACCGCCTCTGACTTTAAGACTGCTGGAGAGGCCCTTAATTGGGTGCTTGACAGATACCCTGCCGAAATGCTAGAATTAGTAGTAACCTCACACCAAGCCTACGAAAAGGAATATGTATGACAACCCAAACAATATCAGACCCAATGCTACAAGACTACTACTCTTGCGACCTTGCTATCTCTATTACAAACATCAAGGCTAAGAATGCACATCACGCAGAAGCCGTTATGCAAACCTTCATAGATGAGATTGCTAAAGTAATGAATGATGAACTTAGTTGGGATGACGCCCAATGGGATATACAAGAAAATGTGTTCCTACCTGAGTTAGGTGAGTGGCATACAAAGTGAATACCATTGACGACCTAATCAATGAAATATATGAAAGCAATTACTCTCACCTAGAGTTTGAGGAAAATATGGGGGGAGAGGATTGTGACTGTCACATCCACATCACTCTTAATACTATGGCTAAGTATGCTGGGATTGAGGTAGGCTAATGCCACTAGTGGGATATGAAGAAGTAGATGCGCTAGATATGATCTTGGGCGTTCAATCACTTATGATTAATGTTAATCCTGATCAAGATCCTTGGCTACACAATACCCTGTGGAAAACCAAAGACTTCCTTGAAGGACTAATGGCAGAAGGATATTTCTAATCTGTCAGTGGTCTCCGCTATAATTAATATATAACCCAAACAAAGGACCCAAATGAAAATCAAGATATCAAAAGAGCATAAAGAAGAACTAAAAGACCAAGCAGACCAAATCGTATACTTTGAGGCCTCTATGTCTAATGAGGATGACGCAGTCAAAGGAACATACCTACGCCTTGTAGAGATTTACAAGGTTGCATTCGAGGCTGGAGTAAATAGCAAATGAAAGTTAAAATAGCCATTGAACAGATTGTAGATATTGATGAAGCAATGTCTAATGATATAGGGTTTGAACTATACGGTCCACCTGATATGAGCACTGAAGATAAGGTTGATTATCTTATTGCTCGGTTTGTTGAGGACATCGATACCCTTGTTAAGTATGATGAAGTAATTCACCAAGTATCAGTAGAATATATAGAGGACTAATATGTGGAGTAGATATACATTTGTTTGTGACCCTGATGAGTGTGATGCCCTGGTTGAGTTTACTGCTAGGGATGACTTTGGTTTTCCCCTGGGAGTTGTAGAAATGATGTGCCCTTGTGGTAGGAAGTTAAACTATATTAGTTATGAAGAGGCTTACGCTCCGATCATTACAGATGTGAGCAAGGTCACACCACGAGAAGTTGTAAAAATCAACTCAAACCCGTATACTTTATAGTATGGACCTAAACACATTCAAAGAATATATACGCCTGCACGAGATTAGTCTCCTACAGGACGCTGAGAAACTACAAAACCTCATGGACACATTTGAGGGTGACTATGATACAGATGAGTATCGTGACCTAGAGATTGAGGACATGCATAATACAGGTGAACTTATTGCTACCCGCCATTTCTTGTCAGTGCTAGAGGGTAGAATATAACTATGATGAATACAAAACTAGACCCACGATTACAGAAACTGGTTGACCTAGGTGAATCAGGAACAGATATCCTTCACGGAGAACTTAAGAACTTAATGCTGGAAGCCGAGAATGATTATACTGAGATTGAGAAGGAGGAGCGTGAGGGTGGATACTCTGACGCAATGCTTTCTATGGACAGAACAAGGGCAGAAGGAAGAATGGACGCCCTTGTAGAAGTCTACGCACTCACATACCAATTAGCATTTGCTATCAGTGACAGGATAAAGAACAATGAACAATGAGCGATTCATTGAAATGGACCTTGATGAATGGGCTGCTACCTACAAGCCAATCAAAAACCATATAGATACAAATGCCTCCTTTGACGGAGAGATGTTTGAGACCTATGGTGATGAGGTTGAGTTTGTTAAGGCACAAGATGAAGACCGTATCTGGATGTATGGCGACGGTGATGACGGTGGTTCTTATATCTGGAATGGTTGGCACTTTGTTAATCGAATAGGATACTTTATCACTGAGGTCCCCTGCCCACCTGACACGACCATTCAGGTCCGTGTTAGTTATAATTGGTTCTACTGTGAGAACTGTAGTGCTGAGTTTGAAGACCCTGATAATACTATTAGAGATGCCTTTGATGAGGCAGACTTGCTAAAATGCCCTGAGTGTGCTACACTTGAAGAAATAACCCTAGTAGGATTGGAAACAAAATGACACAATTAGTAATAGATGAACTTACTTATGTAGGTTCTTTTTCAGTAGATAGCGGTCAAGCAATGGTAGGCGACCCCTGCTACCTAGACCAATGGAAAACAAATGAAGGCGAGGACTGGGACTTAGAGGGTAAGGTTGGAGATTACTCTTATCAAGGTGCTAGTGCTACGACTCTTGCCAGTAGCGCTGGCGAGTTAGGTATCGCAACTGCGATTGTATTTAATACAGGATACGGTGACGGACTATACCCTGTCTATGTAAAGTATGACAATGACGGACGAGTTGTTAAAGTAGTTATTGACTTTGAAGGCGAATTGAATGGGGAGCAAGAATAATGGGAGCCCGTATCAATTACGTATTTAAAGACAGTGAGAAGGGCCCTATGGTGGCTCTCTATAGTCACTGGGGCGAGACCGAATGGCAGCGGGACCTAGCAATGGCGCTGCAGCATTCAAAACCCCGCTGGCAAGATTCAGCATATGGAACTAGGATGATCATCAGTTATCTTATTAATGGCTCAGTCCTTGATGAAACAGGGTTTGGAATTTATGCAATTGAGCAAGACGGTTATGACCTAGGTGAGAAAACGGTCCTAGTCGACTTTGTTACTAAGACTGTAACTGATAATGTCTCTGTGCCCTTTGATAAATTTGTTGAGGCCTATCGGCCAACCCGCAGTGGTGTTGCAGATTTAGTGCTTTAGTTGAGCAGATCTAGGTATTGGGTCACCTAGATTAATCGGGCGGAAGGAGCAGGCGTGGGGCTTGCTCTTTCCCCCACTTTTTGATACAATGGATACAAGGGAGAACTATGCGTATAAGCAGACGAGTAACAGATGAGGAAAAAGTTGCCAACAAAATGGGTAACATTATTTCTGACCTGCGAGTGGATTTGGAATTAGTCGGGGAATACTTGGCAAAATCTCAGCCCAATGTAGTGTATAATCGTTTACAAGTAATAGCAGAGTCAGCCAAAGAAACTAAGGAAGGGACAAACTATGCCAACACAAACGGATTTTGATAGCAGGGCTCTAATCCTTGGACAACTATGGGTCAACTTTAAAACAGATGACGAGTGGTCAGATTTTATGGAGTATAATGATTTAGGTTTGCCACTTGCTTTCGCATTTGCGGAAGGAATAATTAATCACACACCAACACTGGAGCAATACATAAACGAAACCTGGGGTTTATTTATCGAGGCTTTGGATATTGAAGATGAAGGTTTTGCACGGCTGGAAGATATCTTCACAGAAGACTAACTGTGACCCGAAAGGGCACGTGCCATACTTTTATCAAATTGTCAAACCACCAAACCTTCAAACCTTATTACGATCCAAACCAAAAAATCCCCAAACCAGGACATTACGAACCTCCAAAACTTTCCCCCTGCTGAACTTATACCATAGTTTGTAAGGTTTGTCAAACCTTTTTATATGGTGTTATAATTAATATATGAGTCCAAGACATTTTGCCAAATATGCTAAGGAACATCCAAAACAATATCAGGCTTTCTCTGACTCTATGTGGAATACCTTTGTCACTGTTACTCATGCTATAGGTTTGTCACCTTTCTTTACCTTTACCCCCGAATTTTTGCAGGCCCGTGAAATTGAGCAGGCCACAGGCCGCTTCGCCGAAGGCGAAATCCCAGGGGATCAAGAGTAAACCATATAAGAACTACCCTATATAGAATAACAAACCATTATCTCCTGGTTTCTTTAAATACTATAAAGGTTTGTTAAAAAAACATTACGATTATCGACAATTTCTCCCTGGTTTTGGGAGATTTTTTATGGGCAAAATCATGCATACAAGGACTTGACAAACCAAGGTTTTGCATGTATAATGCCCAAACCTTACAATGGGATATGAGGTTTGACAATATCGGGCATATGTGGTATAAGGTTTGAAGGTTTTAAGGTTTGAAGGTTTTGCTGCAAGACATTACGAACGCCTCTTTAAAAGCGCCCCATCCTCCACTATGCTCCACTTCACTCCACTTCTAGAATGTCTAAATATATTATCAGTAAGATTAATCTGTGGATAACTTGTGGATAACTATGATCAAAACCATGATATCATCACCCTATGGACCTATGGATTCTATACATTTATTGGATTTACGGGATGATTGGTTTGTCAACAATAATGATGTTGCTGGCTATCTATGAGTCATTTAAAAACTAATGTGATATACTATCAATATGACAACAGACCCAACAGCAGAACACGAACTCAATGAGATGAAATGCACTCAATGCTACAACTTATTGGCTACAGATCCAGATAAGCCTGATGAACCATTCTACTGTCCAACCTGTGGATAAATTGATGATACAATGATCCAATGGATAAGTTCGAATCATCATATAAAAAGTTTATTGAAAAATTAATGTTAGATGTCCTATGCTTTGACTGTGGGGGTATGTTCCAAGTACCTTATGGAACCTCAAACCCTACATCCAAGTGTCCAAAATGTCACAGTTGACAAACCTCAACTTCCAGTATATACTTAGGATATGAATACAAATCCAGATCTAATAAACCTTGAACGACCAGATAATGGTCAGTCCAACAGACTCTACGCAGACCCTTTATGGTCTGAAGTCCTTGATGGTCTTTGGCAAGGAGGAACACACGATCTTGATGTTGGTAAGCAACTCGAAGTCCCAATGATTACAATTAAAGAATTTGATACAGTTATCACAATGTATGCTTATGCCAATCCTGTTGACTGGTTTGTAAAGGAATTCCGATATGGGGTTTGGGACTCAGATATCAACAAAATGAATACTCAAGAGTTACTTGATATAGTTAAAGTGGCTCACTCTGATTGGAAGAAGGGCAAGAAAGTCCTTATTCGCTGTCAGGCTGGATGGAATCGTTCAGGCCTTATCACAGCATTAGTCCTTATTCGTGATGGTATGGATGCTCGTAAGGCAATAGACCTTATTCGTAAGACTCGTAGCGATTCAGTCCTATGCAATAGATCCTTTGAGAAATTTCTTATTGATCAAGATCCAAAGGTTTGGCAAGCATAAAAAACCACGGTAAATAAAGATTACGATACACCCTTTATAGCCCTATTGACCATACGGATCAAACCTTTTCTGGTTATCTTCGACGCATCAAATGTCTCCGTATAACCCCCTTGTGGCATATCTGCCTTATCCAGGAAAGAACCATGCTTTTCCCTTAGTGTTCTTAGTACTAGGGTTTCTACTGCTCTTGCTTTATCCCGTTCGGAAAACCACCAATACTTAATTAATATCCAACCCTTGGTCCTATGGCTTGCAAACCTTCTACCTGAGACATCAGATATCCCTATTTTGACAGCCTTATACACAGGGCTATAGAGTATATATAGTAGGGTCATTAGTCTATTATACTTTATCCCCCGCAGAATATGCTAGAATGGTTTTATGGATTATTCGATAGTTACCCTGCCTAGAGTTGGCTCAAACTATCTTCAAGACAGGATACTACAACATACTGGTTTGTTTGTGGAAAGGTTTCATACTCTTCAAAATAACAAAATGATAACGATAGCCAGAGATCCATTAGAGTTTCTGGCATCTGAGGTTTCTATGAGATACTTTTACGATACCTCAAGTACTACTTTAGACAAGTTAGTTAATAATAATTTAAGGAGTCTTTGGCTAAACGATTACTCTAAGTACTTTACTGGCACAGATGATATGACTATGATTGATCAATTTGATATTATAATAGATTACGATAGACTAATAAATTTCCCCGTTGAAACGATCAAGGCCATAGCCATTAAGATGGATGTTGAGATTATAACTGAGGGCTATGAGTCTGGTCGACTTAAGGACTACGCTGAACATGGCCATATGATATCTAGCAAGAAGGTTAGAGAGTATGAGATGATTAGAAAATATATAGAAGATACAGACCTATCCAAACTATATGACATTTATAATGCCATGCTAGATAAATCCATACATTGACAAACCAGCCAAACCAGGCTATAATTAAGATATGATCAATATGGAAATACCTGACCCATTTACAGCATTTCGTATAGAAAAATATAATCGCACAAAAGGATTACGATATGACTTCTTTTCTGGCGAATGGGACATGGAGTGTGCTGCATGCGGTGAACCTCTCAGTGCCCCGAACAAAAAGACAATGACTAAGATAAGGCTATACCATACAAGAAATGAGTGCCTAGGTGGATATTGATGAGTTTATGAAGGACCCTTGGAAAAGGTTCAATGAGATGAGAAACACACCACATGAATGTGATTACGATTACAGGATAGATTCCTCTGGCACAATGTTCTTTGAGATATGCCGTCTTTGTCTTGACACTAAAGGTATAGTTGAGATGAATGACCATGAATAAATGTTATGCTAAAAAGAATAATGGTAAAATTTGCTTTGCAAAGGTAACCAACCACACTCACTTCTGCCACATCCATGATCCTAACGGAAAGTTTAGACAACAACTAAAGCGTAAGGGTATGGGTAAAGACTATGTTGCTAGGTGTGAACATACTTGGTATATGAGAGAGCATGGGATTACCTGTACAAGATGCTTAATGATTTGGGAGAGTGATGAGGATAATAGTCTGTCCGATTTGTAAGAAGGAATGGGACCTTAGATGGGGTATCTTTGGACATGATTCCCTTGCTCGGCATATGAAGGCTACTCACCAATAGTGCCCGTGTAGGGCATATGAAGGTTTATAACTCCTATTTTGCGCCGAACTTTAAAGATTTTTTCGTAGTGTATAATAGTTATATGCCATACATAGTTAATAATCAAGCCGTAGGTCACGATCCAAGCGAAATCGAAAGAGCGCCATCTTACATAGAATTTTTTGAAAGAATTGGCAACTCTTCTGACAATATAATAGTTATACCAAACTTCCTTTCTGCTAAAGAGATTAGATATCTTATATCACACATAGATGAGAGAAGACTGAGCAGTTTTGTTTCTCAAAAAGATAATGAAGGAAACCCAACTGCGTGGATTCATAACTATGATTCTATTATTGACAAAGACAACATAATGGGCAGAATTTTAGATGAAATAGAAAAAGCCTATGGAACTACAAATGCTAAAGCAAAAAGCGATAGACTAAATATTGCAAGATGGGATGTAGGAAGCAAACTGACACTGCATGTGGATGATCTTGGGTATGTAACAGACAACCATCTTCCAACACTTGTTTATTTAAATGATGACTATGAAGGTGGAGAGTTAAGTTTTGCTACACACGATGTCACTATTAAGCCTAAGACTGGTGACCTTGTTATATTCCCTGGGAATATGCACTATGCACACGAAGTAAAAGAGGTTCTGTCTGGCACAAGATACACTGTACCTGTTTGGTTTACAATACCATAGGGTATAATTTAATAATGACAGATATCACATCAGAAAAGCCCAACAAGAAAAGAAAACTTTTGGATGGATCTGAAGTAGATGATTACGATCACCCTATTGATTTGATTCTGCACACAAAGGCCCCAGGCAAATGGAAGTTAATAGATCTTGAAACTGGTCAAGAGTATCTTGGATCAGAGATATCACACGAAACATTTGGAGAAATATTAAGAACTAAGGTGGCAAAATGTAAAATTGGTTCTTGGTTTAAAACTAAAGGAAGAGTAATAAACAATGGATAACAGCAAACCAATAACATTCCACTGGATGTGGAGAAGACACTGGCAGGTCAACGATAGTACTGAGCATCTAGACCTTAAAGGAATTCTTGGCATGGCACAAGAACTAGATAGTGCAAATGTAAAGTCTGTCTTGCTTCCTTACGGTCCAGGTGGAATAGATTTTTCTTTAGTTATCCAAGAAGCATTACAGAAAACAAATCAGTTAATTATGACAATTGCTTTACCAGCATATGGAACAAGTCCTGACTATGCAGCCAAGATTGTTGATACTTTAAATCAGTTTGCTCCAGGAAGAATTGGTGTGAATCTTGTTGCTGGACGATGGGGAGACGAAGGTAATGGTCCTTCTGAAAAATTAGTTTTGGATCACTACATGCATGACTCAAGTTTAATTGACACTCTGGAAAAAAGAGTGGCAATATCTGAGGTCTGGATGGATAAATTTATGAATTTAATGAATACTCACAAATATAAAACACATATGGCAGTTGTGGGATCTTCAGACACTACAATTAGAATAGCAAACAAGCATTGTGAGTATGCATATGTTGATGACAACTTGCTTTATAGAGATCAGTTTAAAAAGATTAATCTTGATAAAGTCAAGCCAATAGTAATCATTGATCCACTAATTATAAATAATCCAGATGATGAGAAAAATGTTAAATATGATAAAAATGCACCAGTAAGAAGACAACATCATCATGTTAAGGGAACTATAGAAGAAGTAACCGAACAAATAAAAGAACTTTCAAGCAAATTTGGAGTCTATGACTTTATGATTCATACGGATCAAGAAGATATTAGCCAACTTCTTAAACTGGTTAAGGAATTTGACGGACAAGAGCCTATAGTCGATGAACCAAACCTAACACATCAAAACTTTAACAAAATTGGAAGTCATGCAAACAATGTAAAAGTATTTAAAGGTTATCTTAGCAAAGAAGAATGCGGGAAGATAATGGAGGCAATCAAACAAACAGAGACAAGCAATATTAGACCCCTTCAGTCTGAAGCCCTGTCACTAATATATTATGATTCACTTGCTTTGCCTGAAAGATATATTCCTGGAGTACTCTATTTATTAAAAAAAGAATATGAAGTGAACTTAAAGCCAAGACATTCTCGTGTTGCTGAGTGGAGACATAACAATAGTCAAACAATACCAATAGACGACATGGGATCTAAGGATTCTAATCACATGGCTGGATGGATATATCTTAATGATGATTACGAAGGTGGGAACATCTCCTTTATTAATCAAGATATATCTTTTAGGCCCAGTGCTGGTGACCTTGTCATGTTCCCTGGAAATATTCATTATTGGTACAATGTTGGTCCTGCAAATGGGTCAAGATACATTATGCCGATGTGGTTTGATTTTGAATTGTGATATAATCATAATATGAAAAGATCCAAATGTTTTTTTTGCGAAAAGGATGCAACACACTTTGATGTAGTAGTAAATCACGATAAGTTTATTGTTGCAGATGTCTGCCTTACCCATCTATCTATGGGTCTAGTATCCTAAAATGAATAATAGTTTGCCTCCACATCTGTTAACATTTCCAAGAAGTGCATCTCATTATTTTGATAGACTTGTTTATAAAAAAATAAACTTTCATATAGAAAGATCTCATACTGTAAATAAACTATTTGATAAAGATAACAACAAAATAAGAAGAATAGTCACAATAGTAAGAGACCCGATAGAAAGTATTTCTTCTCTTGTAGCACTAGAAAAATCTCTTGTAGCCAACTCGAACAGAACAAATGAAATAGTTTCAGAATACATTCTTCTTTACAGTTTTTTATATGAAAATGCAGACTATGTTATAGAATACCAAGACCTTATTAAATATCCAGACCTGGTTACTGACAAAGTTTTAGAACTACTTGAAATAAACAAAGATAATTATTCTGATTTTATAACTAATATTGATTATGACAGCAAAAATTTTGTTGAATCAAGCAAAAATCTCTCAACTTATAAAGAAATAAATTTAGATGAACATAACATAGGTCTATGTTATTTTTACTATAACAAAATATTAGAAAAAAAAATAACAATATAGTAAAATTTGACTAACCTATCAGGTTGGTGTATACTAGATATATGATTCAATGGATTTCTGACTACGCACACTGGGTACTTGCCTGTATTGGTGTATCTGGTATTTACTTTGTTGGGAAAAAAACTCTATGGGGATGGTTTGTCCTATTGTTCAATGAGTGCCTATGGATAGCCTATGCTTTAGTCACAAACCAATATGGATTTATCTTTGCAGCAGTAGCCTATGCTGCTGTTTATATTAAATCATACCTGCATTGGAAGCGAGAAGAATGATTAACAATAACTGCCCTATTTGTAATTTAGACAAAGAATCCGACTGGTTCTGGAATGCTCATCAAACAATGAGTGATGGAAAGATTTGGTGTGTTAATGCCAAAAGATCCTAAGATAATGACTATGGACTGGCGTAGTCTTGGCTATTGGCCTGTATGGAAAGATGGAAAGAAAGTCTGGGTACCTAAAGATGATAAATCATTTGACAAAGATTGAAAGAACCAAAGTCTGGCCATTGCGATGGGTAGGTAATTTCCTTGGTGGATATGCTG